GGTTGAAAGTTTAAAATGGTTTTAGAGTTATCTTCTTCAAAGAATCCAGCTAGACCACCACCTTCAGTTACCGAAGAGACATACCTAGCGAAATCATTGTTAGTACTATGGCCAAATAAAACGCTAGCCTTTCTAACTGACTCATCGATTGCAGCATTCCGCTTAATCGAGAGCGAAGAGTGATCGTGTTGAATAAGGACAACTGGTTTAATAATTTCATTTAGTGCTCTCTTAAATTGAGCAATACATTCATCAGTGTGTCCAACCGAAGGTAGACTATTGATGATGACTATATCAGCTTTGTTGCAGCCTTCAATCATCTTATTAGTTTCTTCAGGCTTTCCAAACTTTAGTTGTACTACATTCGAAACATCATGAGCATTCTTACGCGTCCATGACTTATCTTTTGATGAATACACAGTAAAATTATATCCATTCTTGGCAAGCCATTTGGTTTGTTCTATAGTAAACTTAGTAACACCGCATCCTTCAATGCCACGTCCCATAATAATTGCTAATTCCATTTTAAATAATCCTTACAGTCTTCTATCTCCAACTATTAACACTTTAACCATGTATGTGACACACCGGCTTCTTCAAATACACTAATACTTGTGTTATAAGATTCATACCAAATCTCAGGTATATCTCCTTCAGTAAGGATATTTACTGATTTAATTCCTACTTGTATAATACCTTTTGCACACTCCGAACATATAGGAAGTCCATACACGAACAGACTTGCTCCATCGAGTGATACGCCATTGAACGTTGCATTATAGATTACATTCATTTCAGCATGAACAACAAGACGATATTTTGTAGGACGATCATCATAACGTTCTGGACTATCAAGGATTCCACGCGGAAAACCATTATAACCCTGCGCAAGAATCTGGCCTTTACTTCCTACAGCAACAGCGCCAATTTTTCTACTTGGATCCTTACTCCAAGTAGAAACTTCTTTAGCTAGTGATAGATATCGATTACTCCACTTTATAGAGTTTGTCATAATCTTCTTTAGTGATACTCAGTTTACGCGTTTTAACATAATGGTCTACTAAGTAGAACTGACGCTCATAGATATGAAGTGAACCAACATTCCAAATGATTTCACCTGTACGATAAGATTTTCCGCGATAGTTTAGTTCTTCTACCACTTCCTTTAGTACATGAACTTGCCATGCATAATCATTACGATAACCAGCCCATGCATCATTGCTACGCATATCAACTATTGCATGAATTTTTTCATTACGAATCAAATACTGAACACTATTAGTACACATAAAGTCAGATCGATCATTCCTATTATGATCACCCCACATTGTAGGACGAGTGTAAATCATAATAGCACGACGAGAATCCGGACGATCTTCAAGTTCAGTTACGGCATGAGCAAATTGATAGTTATTTTCATGTGAATAGATACACCATCCATAATTAGAATTGACGTAACCATCTTTATCTGCTACTTGCTTCCAGATCTCTGGAGGTCCACCAGGAATATCATTCACATTTAATGATTGAGACTTATACCAAGCAAGTTCACGTTGAACATAATCTTCATTTACAGCACCAAAGATAAGAGGTGCATTTGCCCAGAAGCTAGCACCAACAATCTCGAGTGTTTTTACACCAGACTTATCAGTGACAAATTTACCTTCAGAATATAGTCTTGCAAATTCTTGACGAATACAGTGTACGGTTTGCCTATTGAAAGTATTCATCGCTATTAGCCGATTGAATTACACTTACTGATAGGTTCAATATTTGCATCTGTAGTTGCAGTATTAAACGTATTAATATCGAGCTTGCCTTGGAAATTAAACTTACCGATATCCATTGCTACTGCTTGAGATTTAAATTTTGTAGGAATCAACGCCATAGTAGTATGAGTCGCCTTATTAATACGACGATTGAAGATATCTTTATTCATATCTTGTCCTTCAATATCGCCACGCATATATGCAACAAGGAATGATGCATAGTTAATCATATCGATAGCAGAGTCTTCAACGGATTCAAAGTTAACCTTACCACCTTGCTCCATAGTTTCCAATACAGAATACATGCGAAGCATTTTGCCATTGATAGTATCAAGGATAGTGTGTACACCACGAGGATAGTGATCGGCTTGACGAACTCGACTTAGTGGATTCTGATAGTCTAGACCTTTACGTTCTTGAAGTTCTGCTGCTTCGAGTAAGATATTAGCAGATTCACGGCTGAATTGTTTTCCTTCTTTCATATCATTCCTTAATAAAATTTGTACCATTCCAGTTATAGACACTGTATAGATTATACTCTAATGATAGCTTATTCCCAATAAAAACATATACAATTTTTGAATACTCACGCCACTTTTCTCTAGCATATTTTTCACATCTTTGAATTACATACTCAACGTAGTAATCTCCTTCTGTGACTTTCACATCTACTGATTCTCCAGTAGGCGTAAAAACGTCCTTGTATGGACGTGGGTCATCTTTAAACTCTTGAAATTGAATAAGATAACATTCGGCTGCTTGGCCATATAGACATGTTTCATAGACTTGTTCATAAGTTCTACCTTGTCTAGTGCTTTCTTTATTGAAAATTTGTTTCGCTTCAGCTTCAGTTCGCGAGTGTAAAAACTCTTGATCTAAATCGTTGCGATTAAATCTCATAGCATGAACTTTTTCAAAGCTTGATTAGCTTCAGATGTATCTTCTACATTATCGCTTGTGTCCATCAGTTTGACGAGAATCTCACTCTTTCGCATTTTCAATAATTCTAAGGCGTAGTTGACGTCATCATCGTCTGCTTGATTAAGCCAAGCTTCGAAACCTTCAGGAGTTACCGTAAGAAGGAAGTTAAGATTGTCGCGATCATTATCAGTCATAGCAGATCTCTTGTGGTTGAAATAATATTATATCAAATTGACGAATATTTGTACAGGGTCTGACGAATATTCTCATAGCGCATTCTTATAGGCAAATTCTATAGCTCTCGAAGCCTCTACATTGAGAGGCCTTTTAGCATACCTATTAGAGGTATCCCTATCTAATTGACGCACTAGATCTACTATTTCATATTCTGTGATTGGATACTTACTTTTTATAGCATTACATGCAATTGATGTCATGATCTTATAGATCATTGAATAACGACCAGAACCATCTACACCTGATATCTGTTTATACTCACTTACAAGTTTACGATTTACGAATGGGCAATCGCTGTATGAATTCCATTCATACGTTTTTTTACTGCTCTGAAGTTGTTGATGTCGATGAGCTATAACTTCTTTCTGAATCTCTGGAGGAAGTCTATCTATAAAATTATTAGACGAAGAGTTATCATTGTACTGATGCTTTTTTAATAGAGCATCAACATCAAGATAGTTATCTGCGCGATGAGTAAAGATAAAATTGTAAGCATTAGGATATTGCGCTGGGACGTAATACATTCTAGACAAGTCTTTAGTCTGGGTATCTCCCACCATGCCAAATTCGGTGTTGAGGGCAAACCAGAAGTGTCTGATTTCTGCAGACCCAACAGCTCGCGTAAGTGGGAACACCAAGCGGAACTTCGGTGCACTGCAACTACTGCTAGCAGTTGAATAGCAAACAAAATAAGTATCAGGGTAAAGACTAGCCAATTCATACTCAAGATCTCCATCATATGTTACACTATCAACATCTAGAGCAGCCCATGAAGCCCACTCAATTACATTAGCATTTGCTCTAGTTGTATTAGGTTTATAAATTGCCGGAGAAATTAGAGGTGATGCTTTGTTCGTGAATTCACCGCGTTTAGCTTTATATCCAGAAAGCGTTGACAGATGATACAAAGATCTTTCAAACTTTTCGAAAGAATCAAAGTCTACACGCGTATCTGTCTTATTATCAAAGATAGACTTAAAGACGGTGAGTGAATACATTAAAATACCTTTGCTAGCAATCCTACATTATCTGCATGAGTTGGAGCAACCCAACCTTCAGGTTTAATTAGATCTGGAAGCCCGAGAGGATTAGGCCGAGATGCTTTAATTCCAACTTCCTTTTGCATGTTTGCTTCCAATACACGATTCCATGCAGTATAAGCATCAACTTGATATGCATCAAGAGTTCCAATAGCGACTACACAAAGATCAATAAGTGCATCAACTACATCATCTGCGTTATCTGCAAATTTCATTTCATTAAGTTCTTCTTGCAAGAAGTTGATACGAAATTCTAAGAATTCCTCAAGTTTTTCTTGACTGAAATTCTGAACTGCAGGACGTACACCGTACTTATCATGCATACGACTGATATCCCAAACCCAATTTACACTCATAGTATATCTCCAAAAATTATATTATAACACACTTACGATTAAAAGTTAAATCCATCACCTGCAGATTTCATCCTTTGCCCAAACGAAGTCTTATCAAAAGACGGTCCACTATCTTGACCTGAATCTGCAATATTCTTTTGAGCAGTATCTTCTACATCATATAGTTTCATCCTAGCACGATCAACGCCAATAACGAAACGCTTGTAATGAGATGGATCATTATAGCGATTCTTAAGTTGCTTAACCATAATTTGATTAAGGTTTTCAAGTTCTTCAGTTGAAATAAGGGCAAACATAAAGTCTACAGTTGCAGGCAAACCAAAAGACTCAGAAGTATCAGTAAGATCAACATCTGTATTGTCATATCCACCGCGTGTGGTTTGCGTAGCAGAAAGAACAGGTACATTATATTCTACACCAAGACCACGTAGCTCTTCAGCAATAGACTTAACATAGGTATATGAATTTACACCAGAGCCGTGTTTAATCCGAGATGATGCACAGATGTTAAGGTAATCGATTACGATAAGATCAGGCTTGAAGTTACGCTTCATCTTAAGTTCTTCGAGCAAAGCTTTAAAGTGACCAGCATGAGCGGCCGCAGTTGGATATTCTTTAACGATTAGTTTACCCGCAGTCTTCTTAATTAGTTTACCAACTCGTGATTCATAGATATCTTTATCAACTTTGCTGAGTTCGTCCATCGTCATATTAAGAAGATTAGCATCAATACGTTCTGCAATTCTTTCCTCGGCCATTTCCAAGGTAATATACAAAACACTTTTGCCTTGCATCAAAGCTGATGCTGCATAGTGACACATGAATAAAGATTTTCCAACGCCCGTGTTATGTGACGATACACCATTTGTGTAATATCGATGATTGTCATGCTCTACTCGAATATCAACAATTGGAATTTGGTTTCCAGTTTTGATCACTTCACCTTCTACTAAACCAGAATCTGTTAAGAACAATGATTTTTTATTTAGAAGATCTTTTGCGTATACCCAACCTAATGGTGTTTCAAATAGGTGATTTTCGTTTACTCTAACTTGTTTACCGTTTATAGTTAATAGCACATATTCATCCCATACACCTTTATCAACGAACATAGATACTGGAACATATCCATCCGGAGAATCTACTTCTACTTCATAGTCATCTTTCAGCAGTTGTTCTATTTGAGAAATTGGAATATTTTTTTCAATCCAGTTCATTTTAATCCTTTTTTCATATAAATATTTCTAGCCGGAACAGGAGACAAATATGTTTAGACAAATCTATAATAACATATGTGCAGAAAAAAGTAAAATCAAAGAAGAATGGATTTCTGGATCTAATCTGCATAGACATCATATAGTACCAAAACACTCTGGAGGATCAGATGAGGAAGACAACTTTGCATATCTAACTATACGAGAACATATTATTGCACACTATTTGCTTTGGAAGATATATAAAAACCCGAATGATTTGCGCGCCATGCATATGTTAGGCGCTAAATTGACTAGTGAACAACGAAGAATAGTTGGTATTTGGTGTCGAGATAATAATATTGGTTTTCATGGTGCTTCAAAAGAAGAAAAACGCAACTGGAGAAAGAGAGGAATAGAAACACAAGTTAAAAACAAAATAGGCATTCATGATCCAAAGAATTTTAAAAAGCATGCTTCACTTGGTGGAAAATCCGGATCTAGATCCCAGTTAAATCAGGGTATAGCAATCTTTAATAAAAAGAAAAGATCTGAATACGCTTCACTTGGTGGAAAGTCTTTAACTGGCTTTATTTGTGTAACTAATGGAAAACATAGAACACGAATAAAGCCAGATAAATTAGACGAATATCTACAAAATGGATACGTAAAAGGATTTACACTTTCTTCCTAAATCGCACTTTAACCTCAGTATCTGGATGCACGCATCCTGCAAGAATAACATTGAGTGTTTTCTTTGATAGACCGCCCTTAGTTATTTTATTGAATAGCTCTAGATCGAATTCTAGCTTTTCTTCCTGGCGATGATAGAAGTCATAACGTTCTGCGAAATCTTCAAGATAATCATGGCCGATAGCATTATCGAAGGATACTGCAAGGGCTTCTGAAAGAAGTGAAGGGATTGCGTCTTGTGTTCTTGCTTTATCTTTTCCATCGATGATCTCAATAGAGTTAATGATAGCGTTGTATACAGCACGATCTTTGCAAAACTTTTCAGTGTGCTTATAAAGCCATTCATTATTATCTGTCTTATAAGTTAGTTCATTGATGTATGATTCTATCTGTGCAAGTTGTTCTCCGCGAAGATCCTTACGATTTCCAAGTTGGATTGCTAGAATTTCTAGTGATGCTGGTTTATTATACTCTGTAAAAAATGATAGTAGTTCCTGTGCAATAACATTCTCAAAGTGATCTGAGAAGTATTCTGTTTTAATAAATGGCACTACCTTTCGACAATACTCCTCATTGTGTATTAGATTCGAAAGGATGGTCTGTTCTATTCTCTTGGTCATCGATAAATCCTAGTGTGTCCCGCTCTAGTCCATAATATAACAGTTCTACCATAAAGTCACCAAGTTCTTTTTCAAAAGCTTCTTTATCATACCCTTCACACGAACTTGGAACATCATGCACAAAATACTCAAAGTGAATTTTTAACTTGTCATTCTCGGGTTCTTCCTTAAAGCTAACATCTGTATATGTAAAAACTATGTTAGCAAATTCACCGGTAGTAAAACACAGTGCATGGGTATCGCCGCCATGACCAGCTCTTCCAAGAACTTTATGCGGTCTCAGTGGTGTCGTCTTCATATGATTCCATCTCTTGTAAGATCTCTTCATCACGAATAATATCGCCGTGAGCGATTGCATACTTATTTTGCACGAATTCGTTGAATGATTTTGATGTTAGAATTGACATCCAAAAATCTTTAGTATCAGTGTCCTTAATACGATACTTCTTGTTTTCAATCTCGCCAGTTTCTTTATTTACTTTTGAATACCAACCGTTACTAGGTTTGATAACATGCCCTGATTCGATAGCAATATCCAATAAACCAGACCACTTGCTGATGCCACCGTCAAAAGATACGCTGACAGGTATTTTAGATTTTTCTTTAACATAACGTGATTTTTCTACATTGATGATGAAGTTATAACCAACAATTTCTGTTCCTTCTTTTTCTTGCTGACGACCAAGAATGAAAATATTGTCGGCAGAATAGTAAGGGCCTGTTCCACCTGAAACAATAGCCTTAGGGAACATTCCTTGTTCCATGTAAGTATGATTGACTACAACCATAGGAATATCTTTAATCGTAAGGTGAGGTGTTACCATACGAAATAGAGATTTAATCTGTTTAGCACGAGACATATCTGCAACTGATTTGCCCTCAAGTGCATCCTCTACTTCTTTCTTAGAAGCAAGGTTACCAATAGAATCAATAACAATCATAACCCGATCACCGCGATCGATGTTATTAATCTGTTGCATTGCATCAAACTTAAGTTGTTCAAGATCTGTGATAGGAGTATGAAGCACTCTGTTTGTGTCGATGCCAAAGCTATCGAAATAAGATTGTGGAGTACCAAATTCAGAATCATAGAAAAGAAGTGCTGCATCTGGATACTTATCTAGATACGACCTCGCCATAAGCAAGCTGAATGCTGTTTTGAAATGTTTTGAAGGACCAGCCCACATCGTAAGACCTGGAGTCAATCCTCCATCTAACCTACCACTCAGCGCAACATTAATTGCTGGAATTGAAGTAGGAATCATATCCTTCTTCGTAAAGAACTTAGACTGTGACAGAATAGCAGATTCTTTAATAGTAGTATTCTTTTTAATTTTATCTAATATGCTCATTGTTTCTCCCATACGTAATGCAGATATGTTGATAGAATATATTTGTCATTACTGACTGGCTTTCTTCCTCTGTGAGGATACATCCACATAGGTGGGAATACTACCATTGTACCACACTTTGGCTTTACTAAACAATCTATTTCGAATTCCGTTTCACCGCCTTCTTCAACATCATTTAGATATATAAACATTGCTAAATACCTTGATGCTGATGCTTTATCTCCAACATCTGCGTGCCAACCGAACTGATCGTGATCATTGTTGAAATATCTTTTCAGTCTTGAATCTTCAAATGCAAACTGTGAAGGAAAGAAGTCTGATTCTGTTACTTGTTTATAGTGTTCATAAACCCTCTGAAGTCTTCCATAGTATTCTTCAAGAAACGGTTTAAATGGTTCTTCTGCAGAAATATTAACTTCTATAAATGATCTATAGTCTTTTTCCCAAGAGTGACTAGATTTACGACGAGTTTCAAATTCATCTTCTTTATCATTAAAGATATCGATCATCTCTTTACACATCTCTGGTTCTAATACCTCATCGTATATTCTAACGTAGTGTGCTAAATTTTTCATTTTCATGTGAAGAAATCCTCTAGTGTTGCTTCCTCTTCTGCCTTCCAACCAATAGCATTCAAAATAATTTTAGCAGGATCAAGGAATGATTTTTCAAATTGTGTATCATTGTCAATGTAACGGTGTAGTCCAAATTCAGGAGGAAGTACTTCAGGGAATGCAATAACATCTTCACGAATAGGGTTCTTTGGATTAAGATAAATGTACTTAATCTTCTCACCTTCTTTAATCATTTCATAAGTATTCTCTAGTGCATGCTGCTTTAGTAGATTATTATAAAGCAATGCAGCACGTGAATTTATAGGAGTTGATTTCTTATATATCGTTTTTGAATCGGCATATTGCTTGAGAGAAGATACGCCTCGTGGAAAAGCTTTCTCTTCAATTGGAAGACTGTCGAAAGTATTTCTAAATTCTTGTATAAAGCGTTGAGTTTCAGACTCAGTTCCATTAATAAGAATCTGAAAGAGACCTTCCATAGCCTCTCTGCATGGAGCAGGAGTAGATGATTTAATTGCTTCGATGCCCATGATCTTGAGCTTCGGATTTGCATAACGAACACCTTCATTATCCCATACATTAAGTATATACCGTTTCTTAGCAGTCCAGATTCCACGATCTGCAATGCCTTCACGCTTCATACTGATTCTATGTTTGAAGACGTTGAGATTTGTTCCAAGTTGTTTGAATGCTGAATCGAAAACATCTGTTTCGATCTTCTTACAAACCTTGTCAAGAAAATCAACTTTCTTTGCAGTGATTGCATCAGGAACTACTGCATCGATCAGTGATGAGAAGTTTGCATAGATTGAGTCAGTATCAATTGCGATAACATAATCTTTATTACTTTTAAGTGCTTTATTGAGATACTCATTAATGTATTTCTCACCCCACTTGATAATCAGCTGACCAGTCAGCGTAATACCTTCCGCAATCTCCATCGTAAAGTAACGGAAGTACTTGTTACCAAGTGCACCATAAAGCGAGTTAAGAAGAATCTTAATTGCTAGTTGCTGATTTTCATAATGGTTAATATCACGTTCGATTCTATAGATCTCAGCCTTGTTATTCTTATCCGCTAGTTCAAGTTCTTGCTTAGCAACCAACATCTTTTTCTTAATTGCAGAACGTTCATCATACATTTCTTCAATGATCTTTGGCATAAAGCCTTGTTTCTGCTTTGAAAAGAATTGACCAGTTGCAGCCATGCACTTATCAGTGTCATTGATAAGTCCATTCAAGCACCTATCAACAGTCACACTAGGTTGAATATCGCCTTTCAGAATTGTCTCTGGACTCATGTTCCATTGAACAATGATGTTGGGGTATAGTGAATTAACGTCAAAAGAACAAACCCAATCATGGATACCACACTGAGGTTCTTTAACATAACCACCATCATATTCTCTCTTGAAACTATCTTTATTAGGAGGAACGATAATGTTCTGTGACATAAGAGTTCTATGAATTAAAGAATCCCATATAGCAACAGTTCCCATTGTATCAGAGTAGTTTACACCAGCTTTATAAGCCATAGTTAGTGTTAGCGTAATCATGGCAATCTTATCTTCCATTCGGTCAACAAGATCTACGTCTTTAATATTGTAATCAATAAACTTCTGGTGATCAGTTTGATACAAAGTATGAAGTGTTCCATCATAGGCAAGCTTGCGTTCACCGAGAACTACATATGCAATATGATCAAGACGATATGATTCTTGTGGACCAAAGGAATAACCAAACTTCATGAATAAATCCATATAGTCTAGTTGTGCGATACCAATCAGATCATAGATTTGTACTTGGCCTTTACGCATTGTGACCATACGTTCTTCAACCATACCCCAGGGAGATAGTTTCTTTACATCATCTTCGCCAAGAATACGATTGATTCTGTTTACAAGATATGGAATATCAAATGTACGAATATTCCATCCAGTGATTGCGTCTGGACAAGTGAATTCATCATGCCAGAATGCAATGAACTGCTTGAGTAGACTGAGTTCATCTTTACATTTTGTATATCGAACTTGAGAAGTTTTCATAACAGACTTCTCAACATCGTAATCACCAAGAGCCCATACAAAATACGTGTCAAGGATACTATCCTTAATAGCAATTGATATTACTGGATGTAGTGCTTCCTTTGGTTCAGGGAACCCTTGATCAGAAGCAACCTCAATGTCAATCGTATGAACACGAATCCTATTACGTTCGAACTTTATTTCGTTAGGAAACTCATGCGCAATAAACTGTGCGATGTAGTTAGTGTTGCCATACACATCAAAGTTCTCAACATCTGAGTACTTTTCGACAAACTCCTTAGCTTCGCGCATAGAGTCGAACTCGATAGCATCGACGTTCGTACCGTCGAGTGATGTGAACTTAGAGTTACCCTTACCCTTCACATACAGTGTAGGCTTGAAAGGAATCTTTTTCTTGATGCGGCGGCCGTCTTGATATCCACGATATAGAAGGCTGTTGCCGTAGCGGTTAACTGATGTATAGAATCGCATAGTAAAAATAAAAATGGGATATAGTAATTATATCCCATTCATGATTAAAAGTACACTACTATTACGTATTTTTGTACTTCATTTTCTTCATCATATCTACAGTTTCCTGTGTAAGTTCAATCCAGAAAACTATAGGTCTCTTAAAAAGATTCAGCAATTTCATTCTTGCGCTCCTCACTTAGCAACTGCTTTTTGCCGCCTTCTTTAACCGCAATCTTCTTAGGCTTCTTGTGTTCTGGAATAATACGCTCTAGGAATACCTTTAGCATACCATTGAACAACTCTGCATCCTTAATTTCGATTTGGTCTTCAAGAGCAAAAGTTCGAGTAAAGTTACGAGCTGCAATACCTCTGAATAGATAATTCTTATCATCTTCATCGGCATTCTTAACATTGCCTTTAACGATAAGCTGACCACCGTTAATCTCAATATCAATGTCTTGCTGTGAAAAACCTGCTACAGCAATTTCAATTGTATATCGATTATCGCCAATCTTCTTAATATTATATGGTGGATAGTTTGGAATAGACTTAGTCAGATCATCGTGAATCTTTGCTAGTCTATTAAACTGATCATCAAACCCGACATAGAATTTGTCGAAATCTTTGAACATGTCACGGCCAAATACATCTTTAATGTATGTCATAGTTCACCTCCTTACTTACTTGCAAAAACTTTCTTAGGATTGAAAGAATACGCTAACATACTAGCTGTAGTCAAAAAATCATTAGCCTCGTAAGCTACCTTTTTTGCAAAGTTAGTTTGTGCGTCAATATAAGTTTGAAGTGGGGTTTTCAGTTCATCATTAGTGACAAATGCTTTGACGAACCGTGTTTTTGCGCCTTGAATATTATCGATGGCGTAATTCATTACGTTTAACATAAAAATGCTCCTTTAATAAGCGAGTTAAAAATAAAAATGATACCCCGAAAGCGTACCAATCCTGCTTACTGGCTACAGGGACAACTTATCGTATTGCCAGCCTTAACGCTCCTAAGGTAGAAGAGTTATTACGTCCCCATCCCGAGGAATATAACTATTTATATCACTCTACAGGTTCTGCCTTAACTTTTTTTGCATCTATAGCAGATTTCATCCTAGCTTCTAAAGCTGGAAGTTGAGGTTGAGCTTGCTCTTGGATCTTGATAATAAGACCTGCAACTGTATCATAAGGCATTTTACCCAGTGAACCAAGAATAACATTTGTTTCTTCAAGTGTCAATTCAAAATTTAACATTAATTTCTCCATTACTTAGTTTTCTTACTACCAATATTATACTTGGCGGTTAATGTCCAATCGGCCTTTTCCTTAAAGGATACAACCTTTATCTGTGACAGTGAAACTCGCTGTTCTGCTTTAGCTGGAACAACGATTTTTAACAATCCCCAGTCTGATAGAAGACTAGCAATTGTATTTCTACGCTCTATATCTCCACTTGTAATATTTGCTTCTTTTCCATCAAGCGCAAACAATTCTTTAAAGTGAACGATAAAGTATCTACCTTGCTTATGTAGAATATGGCAAGATTGATATAGTGTTTTATCTTTACGAGAAGCTACACCAATCCGAGTGAGTGTTTCACGAACTTTTAAAAAGTTATCAGGTTCAGGTAAAATCACTTCAAGCATTGAATCTGGCGTCCAATCGTAATAAATTAATTCTACAGTCATTTTCTCACTACCTTATTTTTATTGGCATAATATCTATATTAGACTGTAGTATTTATACGTTTTATCTACCTCCTATTTTGTATTTGTCTTTTAGAGTTTTAACTTGTTCTTCGGTAAGTAACTCTAAAGCTCTAATAGCTTTCTCTGTTGAATAACCATATTCTTTCATTACTATCTGAATCTCTTCAGAGGCTTTATCTTTCTTGTGCCATTTGGAGAATCGTTTCTTTTTAGAAACACCTATTCTATAAAAATCAAACTGCCAGTCTTTAGGAGCTGAAGCATATTGATTCATAGCATTTGCAAACATGATAGTATCTGTAAAAAAAGATAATCCTCGATTGACCATGAAAGGAATATAGTCTTTTTCGTTCTGAGGATCTTCTCTTATCAGATCAACTTTAGTATCATTTATAGCATTTAAAAAATCAAAGAAGGATGTAGTCATTTGATTAATTTCATTATGTCTTGTTCACTTGCAGCAAAGAGCTTGTTAGGAAATCTTTCCGTTAACATCTTTTCTATAACTTTATGGTTTTCACCATGTGCGAGATAAGTAAGAGTATCTTTCTCATAGACAAAAATAATGTCATCCTTAACATCAATAATGATAGCAATTCTGTTATCATTTTCTTGTCGTTCTTCAATTAAAGAGTTTTTACGAAGCCATAGATAAGCACGAATTTCTCGGCAAATCCATCCCGATAAAAATAAGAAAATGTATAAAAATAATTCAGTAAGTTCCATTACTTAAACTTAAGTTGTGCCATGCATTCAGTAAGCGCTGCCATTGTATTGATCTCGCGATCTGCAACAAACGCAGCCTTATATTGGTACTCGGCAAGTATTAGTACTAGTTGAGGAATAGATCCTTGTTCCATATAATCAGATGCTTTATCATAAAGCTTGCGAAATAGTTCGGTAGATTCTATATCAGAATTCTTTCCTACCCATTTACGAACTTCAGTAAAGTTCTTTGCTTTAAGATTCTTCACAAGTTCTACATAGGATTCATCACCGAGATTAACGAGTATACCAGAATCAATACTACCAGAAACGGAATATCGTTGAAGCTCGTTAAGAATACGACGATAATCTGGAAAGTATTTAGTAATTAATTCTGCAACCACTTTACCATCCGCTTCAATGTTTTCTTTTGAAAGAATATCGAGAACTCGACGATAAAATCCTGCAGCAATCCTTGGCTTTTCAGAATTGTCAATTTTAAATTCTACTACTGCGCATCGTGAATGCAGAGGTTCAATGATACGATTCTTAAAGTTACATGTAAAGATGAATCGACAATTACTACTAAACTCTTCAATAAATCCACGAAGAGCTGGTTGAGTTGAATTAGCATTAAGGTAATCAGCCTCATCAAGGATGACTACTTTCTTTGCATCAGTTAAAGAAACCGATGAGGCAAAGTTCTTGATCTTGTGACGAAGAATATCAATACCGGATTCTTCTGATCCATTGATGAAGAGATATTCTGCGCCAATCTCATTACAAAGTGCTTTTGCAACTGTAGTCTTACCTACACCTGCTCCACCACAAAATAAGAAATTGGGAAGTTCACCAGAGTTTATAAACTCCTTAAACGTATTCTTCATTGATTCAGGAAGAATACACTCCTCAATTGTTTGAGGACGATACTTCTCAGTCCATAAAAACTGGTTACTCATTTAGAACTCCGAGTCAGCCTCAATTGCAACATAATAAGTTAGATCAGATGCAGTATGTTTGAAGCGAGAGATCTTCTTCTTCGAAATAGCTACATCATAATCATTAGCAAGCATCTTCAAGTTTTCAACTTTGATATTTGCTTTGAATTCTTCAGAGGTTTCACCAATAGTAACTTCATACGCATTAGATGTTGCATTTTTCTTATCGGATACTAGAACTTTAAGATTAGTTCCATCACCAACGATAGATACATCACCTGCTTTAAGTACAGCTGATGTACGTTGAATCATTGCAAGTTGAGCTGCATCTAGCTTGAATGTTACATCTTCACCTGGAAACTTAACAGTACTAGGTGCAGATTTTACAAGACCTTCTCCGGCCGCAAAGTATTTAATCTTGCTAGTTCCACCATCCGAAACTGTAACATACTTCTCGGAGAATTCTAGATTCGTAGTTGGGAATAGAGAGATTACATTCAGAAATTCACTTAGATCATAGATAGGAAAATCCATAGGCAGAGATTCGGCGATAGACACCTCAGCCATTACATTCTTTCCTTCCGAGATCGTAGCTAGTTTTTTACCTTGCTTCAAAACAATGCTGCCATTAATACTAGCAAAATTCTTAATAAGCGCAAGTGTTTCTTTACTTAGTTCCATTAATATTTTCCTTAGAATATTTTACATCGTGTTCATATAGGAAAGCAAGACAACACATAGCATGTGCTAGATGATGGATACCGCTTTCAGCGTCTAACTGCTCTCCCATCTTCCAAGCCCATAGATGTCTTTCTAGAGCATCGAAATACCGATTAAGCGAATCAGGCACTTTCTTCCAATTGTCTGGCTCGTATTTTTCTGCGCCAAAGGTAAGAACCTTTACCATTTCAGCCTGAGCAAGAGGAGGAATTAACCCATAACGAAGTTTACCACCATCGAACTTACGTCCACCGGTGGTACTATTTTGTGATTTCTTTATATCTTCTTTAATTGCCATAATTCACAGGATGGAAGAGGGAATTCCCTCTTCCAAAGATAAGTTAATTAAGCAAACAAACCAAGCGAGTGTGCTGCTTGGATCATTGCCCTAGTAGGACGACCAATTGCATATTTGGTAGTACGCTCACCAGTACTTAGAGTAGCTGCATTTGCGTAAACACAAACACCTTTGCTACGTAGTGCATGAATAGCTGCTGTGGGATTAGCAAGGCCAAACATACCCTTAATTTGACGAGGGGTTGCAGTGGAACCTGAATTCAGGTAATTTTCAAGACGTTCGAGTTTAGTCATAATATCTCCGACATAATAGCCATCAAGTGAAAAGAAAGAATGCAGCGATGGCTGAACTGCATTTTTGAGTTAATTGCTTAAACTGTTTCTATAATACCATAGTTTTTAAGGTCTGTAAAAAATTCTTTTTCTTCTTCATCAACTTTTACACTAGGTGCAGTAACTTTAGGTTTAGACACAACCTTTTCTGAAGAAGAATGCTCAAGGTTAGGAGCTGGAAATTTGTACACACCTCGTGAAGTCTTATCGCCTTTGACAAGCCACATTGGGTAACCAATCTTTAGTCCACCATTTGCACGTTCTGCATGCAATGTAAAGAAAAGTTCTTCAACTTCTTGACGAGTGATTGTATCGCGAGATTCAAGACTTGGATTAAGCTTGATGAAAGCATCAATACAACGCTTTTGTGTTTTAGTAAGATCTGTATAGTTCATAATATATCTCCTTATGGATTTTCAAAAATCAAACAGGTGCTGAAAATGGATCTGTGCCAGTTGGCTGTTGTGCTCCTACTTGAACTGCTTCAGGAATGGTTACCTTTTCAAAAAGATCAGCAAAGGCATTTCTAGTGATATCATCAAATCGATTGATACAAAGTTCAACAGCTTTCTTTTTATCATTAAAGATAGAGAAGGCACGCACGATATGTACTAGCCGACGAGTGGTAATGGTTTCATCTACACCACCATCTGCAAAAGTCCTACGGATTGCATCTGCCCATTTCACTAGGTTGTTTGCAAATTCCTCATCCTCACATGAATAGGACTTCATTAGATTCATAACGATTTTCTTTTCAACGGAAGCTGAAGGGTAATCTTGGTTGAAAGTGATTGCAAATCGCTCGAGGAATGCCTCATTTAGAACATTGGTACCGATATATCGTCCATCGTCTGAACCCTTACCTTTAGTATTTGCAGTTGCGAACACTGTGAATCCAGGTGCTGGATACACCAGTTCATTCTTAAGCTTAAAGTAATAAGGCTTACCTTCAAGGATAGGCTGCAAGCACAATAGAGTGTTAGCAGAGCCTGCATCAATTTCATCGAGCAGAAGTGGAATACCCATACGCATTGCAATTAGAACTGGTCCTTCAACGACCTGAACATTACCATCAACCAGAGTCTTAGAACCAATGAGTTGATCTTCATCAGTCATCATATTCAAATTAACTCGAATCAGTGGTACTTTATTCTTAGCACAACACTGTTCGACTGTTGTTGACTTACCGTTACCAGTAGGACCACTGATGTATGCCGGATAGAATTGACGTGACTTGATGATTGTTTCAATGTCTTTATGGTTACCAAAGGGGACGTAGTTAGGATCCACCTTGGGCACAAGTGATGTGTCTTTTTGAACTGGTTGTGATTGCATTACTTCTTCTACCGTTACGGCATTGCCTCCGGGAATTGCGTATAGACCGCGACTAACTTTATTCTCCATGATCCACATGGGGTACTTGGTCACGCCTAGTCGTTGCATTACGTCTACAATCTGAGCTCGAGAAACAGTGCCCGTTGATGTAACATCGGGATGGGCTTCCGTCAAGGCGTTAAGAAAAATTTGATCCATAATATATGTACTCCGTCAAGTTGTATAGCTATTATATCTAATAGACGAATATTTGTACAGGGTTCGTCTATTATTTTTCAATTTTAGGCAACAAGTCCAATGAACTTATTGAGCACCACTCGAGAAGTTCTGTGAGAGTTGAAAACTCGACCAAGCGCTTTAGACATCTGAGAAGAAGACATATTAGTGTTTATAGAATTAAGATTATTGTTCTCAATCTTGACTCGAGAACTTAGAATATAGTACTCATCGCGTCCTTTAATATTATCGAGAATACAGTACTTGTCTTTTCTTAGAGAAGAAGAAATCTTATCCACCATAGCATAGATATCATCATGATTTGGTATATGCGACATGTTATTCATAATAAAATTTCTAGCTGCTCGATTGCTAGGAGGCATGATATAGAAGCCAATATTATTAGCATTATATCTATCTTTGATGATGCTTAGTAGAACAGAAGTTTGCTGATGACTATCTCCAGTAAAATCATAATGCTTCTTAGTGATATGATCATGCATATAAGTTTTCGCATTCACTTTACGAGATTTGCCATTCTCATCATATTTGTAATAGCTTCCATTGTTTATTCCTTTTGAGGAATCAAGTGTAAAGCCCGCACCATCAGTTAGCGTAATGAATGACATTTTTTCAACTGAATTATTCTTCATGAATTCACCAATGTAGTCAACCATAAATAGCAGTGACTCATTCAATGGAGTGCCATTTAGAATGTATCCAGGAATCGTATATGGACGAGACATAAGAATATCGATCATTTTGTTAAATTCGCTAGTCGACATCTTATTCGAAAAGAATTCGAGCAGAGTTACCCTATCTAGATCGCCAACGCCGTCTTCAGTACTTAATTCTCTAGACATATTGGGGTAGCCTCGATTATTACAGTATCCATTAGTGAAAGCAAACACCTGATAGGGAATCTGAATGCGCTGACAGAACATTGCAAGATTGATAACTTGCTCAATAGTTTCATTCAAATAGTCATGCATCGAACCAGACCAATCAAGAAGAAAGATCATTCCATGTTTCTTTCCGTCTTTGGTTTGCATGATTTGACGGAATAAGTCATCCTTCAATTTATATGCATAGAGTTTACGACTATCAAGTTGACCTAACTTGGCAATCTTTGCCCTCTTCATAGAAGAAGCAGACTTACGCATTTCAAATTCTTTAACTAAATAACCAACAACAGGTGAGTTAGTGGTCTTAAATTTGAGAGACTTTTCTTTATCCAAGCGTGGTCTAATATCAGTAATTTCTTTGATGACACGCTTGTAACCTATGATTGGATTTAAGGTTTGATTATATTCAAATTTTGGTTTTAAGTAATTAATTTCAAGATTTTCATCTGCAAATTGATAGAGAGTTTCTTCAAACTTATTTGCAGTGATAGACTCAAGACGATTCTCATCGTCTTGTTCACTTTCATCACTTACACCACGAGTAGTGCTAGGACTATCTTCAGTTTCTTCTTCGTAATCTAAATCTTCATATGAATCATCAGCATCAGCATCATAGTCTTGATATTCTTGTTCAAACTCATCTAGCTCTTTTTTGAGCTCTTCTTTCACAGCTTCATTTGACTTCTTTTTTTCTTCATAATTAGCTTTACTATATTCATAGATTTCTTCAGCTAGATTAACAACGTCTTCTTCAGTAAGACACAGATCTGCACGATGAACAAACCTTTGTTCTTCAGGCGTAAACTTAACTCCGCAGTTAAATCCTACTTTATAGTAAAGATTAATACGATCAATAAGCAGAAGCTGTGATAAATCTAGCTTCTTAACGCCAAAGAAATCTCGCTCGTTGAGCTCGCGATAACCAATGTTAAATGATTTACGCGAGCCTGGATAACGCTCTTTCATTTTCTTTTCAATGCGAACATCTTCAATTACATTCGCATATGTTTTAAGATGTTTCTTTTCAGAAAAGACAACACCATACTTTTCAGAGCCAGTGAAGAGTGCATGACCTACTTCATGCAGCATAAGCATTTCTTCAACAGTGGGACTCATCTCCTTCCAGCGAGGAAGGATCAGTCGACGATTAAGAATATCAAACATGGCCGTACGAACTTGACCACGAATAACGTCAATATTCTCTGTAGCCAGCAGCCGTGCCAGCATATCTTGCGATTGAGATTGAATATCCATATAATCTCTCCTAGTTTTATAGGATAATTATATCAAATTTGCGAATATTTGTACAGGGCTACTTATTATTTTTCAAACTATCGTAGAGAAGTCATTCTTCTTTTCAAACTTGATGACAGAGTGAAACTTATCAAATAGCTGATCGCCTTTGTGCGATATGACGAAGATGTTCGAATTTTCTCCAAGCGCATTCATGATCGAGAGGAAGTAGTCTGTGCCAGAGTTATCTAAACTAGAATCAAATATTTCATCGAGAATTAGAAGATTAGTATTAACACTATTCTTCATCTTTGC